TTTTGGTGGTAGGCAATTGAAAGATATCTAAGTTATCGACCCAGTCAGTATAGGGTTGTTTAATAAGTCCCTCTTGCATACATGGCGCACTGCCGGAACGCTTGCCAGTACATGGACAATGCGTCTTTTTATTAGCTAAATCTCCGCCATGAATAACTATAAAATAAAATGCGCAAACGCCGCCATTATACATTGTAATATCAGCCTTACCAAACGTCGCTTTTAAACTGACACCTAAAATAAATTTCTGGTGGGCAGCATTTTCTACAAGAAGTAATGTATCTGCGGGATTATTATTGTGTGTCTCGGGTTTTTTACATAATTTGCAAAAATTCTCAAAAGATGCTTTCCTCGGCGTCCAGCCTGCTTTGAGTATAAATAATGGTTCGGTGGGCGCGAAAGGTGCACCCCATATTTGTGGAAAGTGTAAGGTGGTCGGGACAGCGAGTTGTTGTTTTAACGCCTCGGCGGCCTGTATAGCTTGTTGAACTTTAATATCGATTTTAAATTCATCCACTTTAGCCGTACGACGCGCGAATACGATTGCGCTGTTTAAATATAACCGAAGATGCTCACCATTATCAAGCATGTCTTTATCTGGTGCTAAAAAAACGTCATTTACGGAATTGCAAGTGAGACCAAAATTATTAGCCCCAAAAGGTAATTTGTCTTCTGCGTCAACAAAATAAACTTCCTTGGCATCTTTTGCTATGGGCTGATTACCACAAGCTAATGTAAATGCCATCTCATTAATATCTGCTAAAATTTTTGTCGCCATTACTATATTACTAGATAATTAAAGTATTAGAATATTGTATATGCCACAGAACACACGTGTATACCGCTGTGTACATAGATTAAAGAAGAAGTATAGATTATCGGGTGCGATAGGGATATGTCAAAAGGCGACTAAGCAATCTTATATGACAGGGCGAACGTTAAAAAAACGCCGGAAGCGTCGCCGGCGGCGCGGAACGCGTAAAAAAAGGTACCGGCGGCAAAGGTTGAAATATAGATAATATTTTATAAAACTAGGTTTAAAATATTATTTAACATCCCCCACGAAGGCATTGGGAATATTAATTCTCGCAATATAATAAGAACAACCGGCACCCGGCGGCGCCCACCCATCTAAACTCTTCTTCCACTCATTAAAGATATTTAATCCCCACATATACGGATATATAGGTCGGGCATATTGAATTATGTGTCTTATTAATTCGTCGGGGAGTTGTGGTAGATTGTCGTCCATTGTCGTCCATTGTCAATATCTAGTTTCTCATCATTTTAAATCAATTTTAAATAACATCCCCCCTAAGGCGAAGGACCAAATGGAGTGTTGACTCCTTCTGAATATTATAATCGCTTAGTGTGCGTCCATCTTCAAGTTGCTTGCCAGCAAAGATAAGACGGCGCAAGCGGCGGCGTAGGCGCGGAACGCGTAAAAAAAGGTACCGGCGCCGCGTTAAGTAACACAACCTTTTCTACACAATTATATCATGAAAATTATTATTTCACGATATAATGAAAATATTGAATGGACAAAGTCCCTTCCTAATGTTATTATCTATAATAAAGGTCCTCAATTACCATCTGATTATAATAATGAAATTTATCTTCCAAATGTGGGTCGTGAAGGACATACCTATTTGACATATATTTACAATAATTATGACAATTTAGATGATTATACTATTTTTTTACAAGGAAATCCTTTTGATCATTCACCAAATCTACTTCGAACTCTTGAAAAATATATCAATAATAAAAAACTAAATATAGATTTTGAATACATTAGCGAATTAATTATTGATTGCAAATTATCAGGATGTATATATGATCCAACATTACCTCTGAAAAAAGTATATGAAAAAATGTTTAATGAAAGGAAAGAAACACTGAATTTTAAATTTGGCGCGGGGGCGCAATTCATTGTATCTAAGGATAAAATAAGGAGTCGTTCAAAAGAATTTTATTTTAACATTCTTAAAATGCTTGATAATAAGGTTGGTCCAAAAGAAGGTTGGGTGTTAGAACGTTTCTGGAAGTTAATCTTTTCATAGACCCCCCCGAAGCCGGAGCACTAAATGTAGTGTTGACTCCTTCTGAATGTTATAGTCGCTTAGTGTGCGTCCATCCTCAAGTTGCTTGCCAGCAAAGATAAGACGTTGCTGATCAGGAGGAATTCCTTCCTTATCCTGAATCTTTGTCTTAACGTTTTCAATGGTGTCTGAGGCCTCGACCTCAAGAGTAATTGTCTTGCCTGTAAGTGTCTTCACGAAAATCTGCATCTTTGGTATAACTAACTATTTTTTTTTTAAATCAATTTTTAATATTATTTCATCTTGAAGAATGTAACGGAAAATTAGCTAATACTAACGCGCTAATACTATAAATTTAAGTGGGGCAATATAGTGGTCCGGCCGTTGGATCGGGTCCTCCCCCGCGGGATGGGTATCCGCCCGGTCCGTCATTGGCAGGATATCCTGGATAGTATACCGGTGGCGGTGGGGCGCAGTTGCCATCACAATCCTTAGTCCAGTACGTTCCTGTTGCGCGCGGTACTTGTGTGCACATATCATCTAAACAATCGTATGAGAGATATGGTGGTCCTTCCCCTGCTCCGCCCGGGGTTGTTGCTTGTGGTTGAACCGAGGGGGGTGGACAGCTTGGATTAAAGGCATCGCTACTTTCTGCAACACCGGATCCAGGTGCAGCAAGTCCTTCGACTAAAGGTTCGTGTTTCCTATGGCGACTATTTGAGTGCCGCTGGCGACGCTCATCGCCTCGTCGTTGTTTTGTTCGGTGCTTTACTTCTTTATTCCATTTGGACCCTCCTTGTCGTGAAGGGTGACCTCCTTGTCGTGAAGGGTGACCTCCATGTTGTGAAGGGTGACGTGGGCGACGTGGTGCCCAAGAATCGGGTCCGCATCCCATCTCTCCGTATTCGCATTCTCTGTATGGGCTGCGGCGAAAGGTATAGTATTTGGGTCTAGGCGAGAAAGTCATAAATAATAAAATAACCACTAATAGGATAATGACAATATGATTGATGTTCATATAATAATTATCTAGAGAAAAAAATAGAAAGGATGATAAAAACAACAAGTATCATAACAAGTAATTCGCGTGGCTTGCGAACAGAGATACGTTGCCCTAATATGTGCATATCACCACCAGTGGAAGCGGCTTGGTGTGTCTGCCATTTTCTTTTTGTATAGTAATATGTATCAAATAATGCAGCAATAATACTAAAAAAGAGTGCGAAGCCTAATATTGCATTCATAATATATAAGTTAGTTAGAAATTATTTCTCAGGGGTGTCGATGACGTCTACGTCTAAAGCCGGGGCGCCACCCAGCACCGGGTCCTACTCGTGGACGATATCCTGTACCGGGCGGACGGAGAACGACAATGTTGCTAGAGGGTGTTTTATGTGAGAAGAGGACATAAACAAAAAGGGTCAACAAGACAAATGTCAATATCATATTACTACCTTCAGTCATATATAAAGTATGAAGATTAAATGTTGCATCATACTTTAAAAAAATATAAACCATAAAACATATTTAGTTGGAGTAGGCAAGCCCGCCCATCCCGCTCATCACGCGGAGCACATTGTAATTGGTGGCGTACACGCGAACCTTAGCGGTGTCATCTCCTCCGACAGTGTCGTTGGAAAGAACAAGCTGAAGTGTGGCGTTGTCAATCCGCGAGAAGTTGCAGGTTCCGCTCGGCTGGTGCTCCTCCGGGCGGAGAGCGAACGAGTAAACGTTGATACCAGTGTCCGGCGACCGCGTGTGGTGCTGGAACGGCTGCACCAAATCGAAGTAGGTCCCCTCACGCTCCGAGAAGCGGTCCTGTCCGTTGAGCTGGAGCTTGGCAGTGACCACTGGGTTCTGTCCCCAGCAGTGCATGCAGAGCGCAGTCTCGGCGAGCACGAAGGCACCCGAGTCCGAAACAAGCGACTCATCCCCGACGCTGCTGAGCGGGGCCCCGCTGGTCCCGTACCAGCCATCGGCGTACGAGCCGGTAGGCCACGCAGTGCCGTTCTCTGCCTCCGCACCTGGGTCGACGAAAAGTCCGCTGACAATGAACTGGCCGCGCCCGGCGGTGTTGACACCACTAAAGGCGTGGTAGGCATTGGGAAGTGCGTCAATGCAATCAGTGTAGTTGAATGGCTGTACACCAAGCGCCTTGTACAGCTGCTCACCAGTCTCGTACTGCTTGCAGCAGTCCACGAAGTAATCCTTCTGGACAGTGAAGACAAGCTCTTTGCACGGGTGGTTGAAGTTGAGCTTGATTTTGTTGCTCGAGGACCCAACAGATTCGGCGCCAGTGAACTGGAGCTGCTCGATGAGGTACTCGTGCGGGTTCTGAGCCATGCGGCGGCGCTCGTCAGTGTCAAGGAAGACGTAGTCGACGTAGAGCGAGGCAGCGACAAGGGACTTAGTGTAAGCACCCAACACGGTCTTGTTGCTGGTCCCGGCGGTCCCGGCGCCGTGGAGGCTGTCCACAGCCCACAAGAGGCAGTCGAGTCCGTTCAATTCAAGGTTAATCTTAACCTCGTGGTACTGAAGGGCAATCAAAGGAAGTGCGAGACCCGGGTTGCGGCAGAACCAGAACTGGAGCGGCACGTAAAGGGTGGTCTCCGGGAGCGCGCAGCGCGGGGTGCACACGTTGCACGGCGCGCCGGTGTCGCACGGGGTGTTCACAGTTGAGAACGATGGGTCAGTCAAGTAGGTAAGTTCAGTGGTCTGCCCAACCATTTTCTTGTAACCACGCTCTTGCTCGGCGGTCATGGTGAGCTGGTTCCAGAGGTGCATCCAGTCGCCGTACTGGCGGTCAATGCGCTGCCCGCCGATCTCAACCTCGACGTAGTCAATCATGTTAATACCCGGGTAGTCAATCCAGCGAGCCCACTGAGCGTCGCGAGCCGATCCTTGAAGGTTGGATGGGCATGCATTGATCTGCGGGAGCACTACCTGAAGGTAGGTGCGGTAGGCAAGGTCACCATTGCGAGAAATGGTGCATTGCACACGGCGACCGAAGTCGGCCTGTCCATTGAAAGTCTGCTCGATCGACTCCATGGCAAAGTTGGTGTGGCGGCGATAAGTTACTTTCCAGAAAGTTATTTGTGGGTTGCCCGTAAGATAAACATCTTGAGCACCGTAAGCTACTAATTGCATTAATCCTCCTCCCATAGTGTTATAATATTGCTAAAGAAAAAAAAATTATGGAAATGTTATTTTACCTTAATTATTAATTATACTATTTAAATCAAGATTGCTTACCATAAATCGTTTCAAATATGAATCAAGATAAACTTCTTTCTGACCATTATGAGGTTTGTTAAAAACATAACAATCCTTCTTCTTCTTAATGGTCCATCCATTTTCTAATGCATTAAATAAAAATGCCATTTTTTGCAGTTGAATGATACTAACTTTTAAATCTGATGCGGCATCAATGGTTGCCATTAATGTTGACTTAGAAAAGGGGCTACATTATTAAACTTATTTATTTATATATTTAATAATTAAAAAAGTAGTTATTATATGTATTATGCCTCATTTTAAACCAAAAGCTTCTAAAAAATTCAAAGTGAATAAGAAGATGGCTGCGACAATAGATAGCCAGCATCACGAAAAAATGGCTCAGTTTAACACGATACAACAAGTAAGAATCCCCAAGTTACGAAAACAAAGAATTGAACTACAGAGAAAACTCAACGCTAATTGTATAAAAATCGAGGACCGGCGCGATATAGAGGATCTTATGACTACTATAACAAAAGAAATCAAACAACATAAAAAAGCAAAAAAAGAATATTTGCTTAAAAACTCACGTTATATTTTTGATTATTTTGAAAAGAAAAGAGAGATATCAGAAGGAAATAGTAAAACGAAAATATTACATTCTTTCTTCAATAAAAATAAGAAAATAGCGGCGCCGACGCTAGATGTCATGAATGAAAATCAAAAATACTTGGAAGGAATAGATGAAAAATTTTTAAGCATAGATAATTATAAGCTAAATCATGAAGCATGTCAGGCTTGCGGGGGTGAGCTCGTACCAGTGGATTATGAGGGTATATTAGTATGTAAGAATTGCGCAAGCCAGCAACCATATCTTATCGAACACGAAAAACCATCCTATAAAGAACCACCGAAGGAAGTATGTTTTTATGCATATAAAAGAATAAACCACTTTCGAGAGATATTGGCGCAGTTTCAGGCTAAAGAAACAACACAAATACCTTCTGAAGTTCTGGAAGATATAAAACAACAAATCAAAAAGGAAAGAATAGAGCTAAAACAAATGACAAATAAAAAAGCTAAAGATATACTAAAGAAGCTGGGATATAATAAGTATTATGAGCATATTCCTTTCATAAAAGATAAGTTAGGAATTAAGCCCCCTGTAATGTCGCAAAAATTAGAAGATATATTATGTAATTTATTTATGGAGATCCAGCGCCCATATGCTACACATTGTCCAGATGATCGAGTAAACTTTCTAAACTACTATTACGTTCTATATAAGATGTGCGAATTGTTAAATGAAACAGAATTTTTGGATTATTTTCCAATGCTTAAAGATCCTGTAAAACGTATTGAACAGGACGAAATTTGGAAAAAAATTTGTAAAGAATTAAAATGGGAATTCATCTCAACAATATGATAAAAAATATAATTTTTCTTATCATAATTCAAAATAGGAATGGTTCAATTAACGAGGAAATCCGACAAGGTTGCCGCCGATACCGAATCCGGCGCCAGTGCGCGCAGATACCGCCATGCTTGGCACGTAAGTGTCGAGAATGCTGAAGGTCGCAGCAGCAGTCAAGGCAATAAGAAGAACTTCGTCGAGGTTGAGAGAACGCTTAGGAATGGCATAAGCGGCAACAGCCACCATGAATCCTTCGACTAAATATTTAACGGCACGTTTGATAAGTTCACCCAAATCTAACATTTTATTCACTTCTTGAAGCATATTATAAATATTGGGAAGAAAAAAATATATTATGTTTTTCAAAACTTAAATATCATTTGTCTTATATGTAATATAATGTCTAAAGGTTATGAGAGAAGATTGCAATCCAATGGATCCGAGAATCCTAAATACACTGACTTATTGGAGGAAGATAAACCAATTGCCGGACAGAAATTTTCGTGTGTATCATTTGTATCACCTGAAAATATCTTGAAACAAAAAAATATCTATCTTTTTGAAGAGTTCCTAAAACATTTTGATTTGACTAAATCTATAGAAAAATTTACGCAGTTTTTAAATTTCGTGTCCTATAAGCATGATATAGGTTTTGAAGCTGTAATGACAGATTTTCAAGAATTCCTAAAAAGCGAAAAAGCTAAACTTACTGATACAAATGTTGCAGATGATTACAAAAACTTCCTAGATGCTAAAGAAGAACAACTAATCGAACAATTCAATATTATAAATAACTTCAAAACTAGTGTTCGAGGGCTAAAGATTCGCGGTTCTTATTCCACACAGCAAGAAGCCGAGCTTCGTGCTAAACTTCTGCGCGAAATAGACCCAAATCATGATGTGTATGTGGGGCCTGTAGGTATGTGGATGCCGTGGGAACCCGAAGCCTATAAAACCGGGCGCGTCGAATATATGGAAGATGAACTTAATCAACTAATGAAAGAGAAAAATGCAAATGAAAAGCAGGCACGCAATGCTTTCGAAAAGCGCGTCAAAGAATCAAAACGCCGCGCCATCGAGGAGAATAAGAAAAAGGCCCTTGAAACAGGTAACAAATTAACACAAAATATTAACGAACAAGGTAATTTAGTAGGTGTGGCGGGGATGTCTACAATTGAGTCATCGTTGGGAACTGGCAATATAGTAAGTTCTGCAGATATTAGGCGCGAACTCTTTGAGGGTGAAAATATACGGACTAGCGACAAGCCTGACGCATTGAAGGAATTCAAGGAGCGTGAAGCGCGCGATAATCCAGTTTCTAATGTCAAGATTAATTTACCACCTATTACAGAAGAAACATCGGATGATAAAAACAAAAAAAATTGAAGTAATATATTGTTAAAAATTTAAATAAATCATACAAGTAATATACGTAATAAAATGAAAAAAGAGAAAAAGAAGAAAAAGAAGAAAAAGCGGTGTAACCATCCTGAATGTAAGAAGAAATTAACACTAACTGATACGGCATGTCGGTGTCAACAATGTTTTTGTGCTAAACATCGCCTTCCAGAACAACATAAATGCAATTTTAATTTTAAAAATGAAACCGAAGAGACATTTATGAAACGCGTTGGACTTGGCGGTGGAAAACCTTGTAAGATTGAAGTAATTTAAAGTCAATTATTATAATTAATATAATAATGGACAAAGCATTAGATGTAGACGCCTTTTATAATGAATGTACATTCCCTAAATCATTTTGGCATACAAATAATTCTATTTATGATGTAAATGTTCACTATAGAGGAAAAATAGTAGGAATGGTTTCATTTTCTAAAGGAAATACCCGATGGTGGGCACAAGAACAAAACGAAATTTGGAAAGAGTGGACACCTACATTACCCGACTCTGAGGACATATTATTATATAAAATGCGACAAAGAAAGAAACTTATTTCTCGAATTATGCAGAAGGCTAAGGAAATAAGACAATTAAAATAATTACCATTTACTCTTCTTGACATTTATACGCGGACCTTTTTTCACTGCCGTGGGGTCATAGGCTTCATCTTCTTCATCAGAATTAACACCTTCCGACAGAGCCCAAAATTCTGCGGAACCTAACTTGAAGTCATCATGTGGGTCGGCTTTATACCAGAATATCTGATCCTCTAGCTTATTAGAACGAGCATTATTAGCAATAACTAAACATTCATAATTTTCAGTACACTGATCCATCACCTGACAGAAGGATTCAAAGGTAGGAAACATACCAGCATAATTTTCATAAATTCGTTTCCGATTATTAATATAGGGTTCCCGAAGAATAAAGGTATAGTCAATATTTGTTCGTAAATTAGGTGGAACCCCAAGAGGATATTGCATTGTAATTATTGTCATAATTTTCCAATGTCGCCCATTCATAAATAAGAGGCGCATCATCTTATCGCGAGCCCAACCATTATCCCATAAACAATCATCCAAAATGACAAAAGCACGCCCATCAATATTTGAACGCCCATAGGCCTCTATCTCCTTTTTAATTTGTTTGAGTACAATCTTTTGCCGCTTTAACACATTTTCAACGATAGCAGTATTATATTCATCATGAATAAACAGCTTTGGAACGTGCTTGGCATAAAAACCATTACCAGCCTCAGTGCCAGATATAACTGTTCCAATTGGAATGTCCTGATGATAGTATAATAAATCTCTAACTAAAAAACTCTTACCTGTATCACGACGACCAATAAAAACAACAACTGGACCCGACGTCTCATCAGGTTTAAATGAAATGCCCTTCATATCAAATTTTTTCAATTCTAAATTCATTATCTTTCATTTAGAATTTAAACCAACGTTAAATACGCAATATATTACAATTTTTTATCTTTGAATGTAGTATTATCTAATGTTTGAGATCAGTTATGTCAAAAATAAAAAGTCAGCAGTTCCGACAACTTTAGAAGGTATTACTAAAATGCAAAATTATATACCTATCTACCAAAACTTTTTTCGCTTATCAGAAACAAATTTTAACAATATAAATTTAAATAATCGCTTTCATGCTAGCCGATTTATAAAGAAAGAAACAGATAACAAGTGGATATGTCAAGTCAAAAGTGACACACAAGAAAAAAAAGTTCCTTCCTTCTTAAAATACTCACCCTTGATTGACCCTGTTAAGTATCTAGCGGGAAAATATAAGGGTATGGACATAGATATCCTGCCCTCTTTTAAAGGAAAAGAGGGACACAAAAAAATTCGCGATGGCAATAACTCTGCATATGTAGATGGTTTCTTTTCTTTCCTATCTAGCCAAGTTCTTAATACACACCGATTTATACACGGAACTGATTTTTATGGGTCTTTCCTTGGTATCAAAAATAAGTTTAAATATAATATTATCGATGATTTAGAATTTTTGCATGAGTCTGATTTTTTTCGGAAAAATAAAGACGCTACCTTCCAACTAGAAGAGAATTATGAGGATTTCCTCGAAGACATACAGACACGCCATTATAGAAAACCATTAAAAATAACGGAAAGCATAAAATCATTACATACCGAACATCTAGATAATTCAATATTTAAAGATTTATTTAAGAAAAGCGCTGATATTTCTGGGGTACAAGATATCACAAAAAACCTTATCTTTACTATGGACATATCTACCAACGGAGTTACATCGCCCTGTAGCACCGCATCGAGCAAGAGTAGCGCCTGCTCATCGCGCTCTTCGCATACATCTCATAGCTCGGAAAGTTCAGGTGACTCGAGCGGAACAGAGTTTTGTGACGAGTCGTCGTCAATGGGAAGCCTTTCTATGTCTACATTATCGGATGATTGCATTAATGCAACATTATTTAATTTTCCTGTACAAATTATTTGTCTAGAAGCATTGGAGGGCACCCTAGATAGTATTATGCCAGATCTTAGAATGGAGGAGTGGCGATCTTGTTTTTTTCAGGTAATTATAATACTTCTTGTATACCAAAAATTATTTGATTTTACCCATAATGATCTTCATACTAATAATATCATGTATAAAAATACGGACGCCAAATTTCTTTTTTATTACTACAATGGAAAATATTATAAAGTACCAACTTTTGGCAAAGTGTATAAAATTATTGATTTTGGTCGAGCCATATATAAATTTAAGGGAAATATTATGTGTTCGGATAGTTTCCACATCAAGGGAGATGCCGCAACGCAATATAATTGTGAACCCTATCTTAATCCTAATAAACCACGTTTAGAGCCCAATAAAAGTTTCGATCTATGCCGACTTGGTTGTTCATTATTTGATTTTTTCTTTAATGATCCCCTTGAACAAATAGAATCAAATGTCGATCCTATTGCACAATTAATCAATAGATGGTGTAAGGATGATAAAGGTCGAAATATTCTATATAAAAAGAACGGCGATGAACGCTATCCCGAATTTAAACTCTATAAAATGATTGCCAGACACGTCCATCATTGTCCACCCCAAAAAGAAATAGAAAATACTATGTTTAATAAATATATTAGTAGTGGAAGAAAGGTAAACAAGAAGCGCGTCATTAACATAGACAAGCTTCCTACTTATGTTAAATAAATCATTTCATAATTTGTATAGTTTTCAAGAATAATATCTAAAATATCCCCAAAATCTTGTATAACTGCTTGCCATCCCTTATTAGCAAGATGTGACAAAATACGTGTAACTAAATCAAAATCAGCACTTGGCAAATCGACGGGTCTAAATATTTGATTGTCAAGAATAAGGCGGACCCTCTCCCACTCTACAAAACCTTTTTGATTGGGACACCACCACATATATTTGTATTCGGAGGGTGGTGGATATTTTTTAAAGAATTTTTCCATATCATGTTCAACATAGAGAGAATATGCTTTCGTGAGGATAATCTTCATTTCTGCGCTTATTGCAGTATATTCTGGCTGAGTAGATATAAAACTAAAATCACCTTTTTTATAAAGGATGTGTCCATGATCATTATCAGAAGTCATTTATTATTAAAATATTTGTAATAATAAATTCAATTTAATCAGAAATCAGGTTCATTTGTAAAAACCGCAGGAGTATACTTTCCAACATTTTTGAGAGGTCCTAGTTGATTCAACACAAAATCGCCTAATAAAACGCTTAAATAAACTAATAGTCCGTCACGCATTAGACGCTTCATTGGTTTATTTTCTTTTAGGATAAAGCGCATCTCCAAGAAAAGAAATAATACATATATAACTGCTATAATTGCGGCTTGAAGGAAATTTACCATTTAACGATACAAGACAAAATTTTATAGTCTTTTAACCGCATTATAGTGTCTCAATGTCAGCAAAGACCGATTCATCCAGAGGAGGCGATGACCGCGCCTTGGGTGAAGCAAGGACCTTTACACCAAGGTCCACATCAACCGCTCCCCCTATTTTTAGATTATCTTCCCCGTCCTCCTCCTCCTCCTCCTCCTTTCGCTGTGCATTGCGGATAGCGCTTATTTTTTCGAGCGTTTGAATATCTTTTGGAGCAGTGATCATTTCCGCCTTTTTTGTATCCCCATCATAATGTCTATCAACATTATTAAAGGTCAAGCCTTTTGAGTCAGTAATGGGCGCGGCGGCGGGTGACGCAGCCGGTACTGCGGGTGGTACTGCCACGGGTAACGCAGTCGATACTGCGACCGGTGCTGCAACGACAACGGGTGCTGCCAGCGGCGGGATCTTGCTAGTAACTGGGGTTTCAACATTAATTGTAGTTTCCGCTTTATTATTCATGGGTTTTGCCGAGCTCGCCCCGACTACTGGAACCACTGCTCGAGCAGGCGCTGTAGATTCCTCCTTCTGATCTACCAACTTCGGGTCCGCGTCGGTCTTTTTAACGGCGACGACCGGAGGGGTACTAACAGAAGCACCAGGCAATTCCGTAGTTCCAGTCATTTTTTCTTCAATGTTTGCGCCTGATACATCCGACATTTTTGCGCTTATCACTTCCTCGATAATCTCCTCCTCCACGCTCTCATCCATATATGCACGTAAAATATGCTCAACAGGCATATTGTCGCGAATAACATTCAAAATACATTCTTTGCAAATAGTCTCGCATTCACGCATATTTTTCTGATATTCTAAAGGTGCAACCTTTTGCTCAAATAAATAAACACTTGCATAAAATTTACGGGCACATTTAATATAAACCTTATGGATAAAGTCACTCAACTTAGGTATGTCTAACTCAATCTTTTTCTGACGTTGACTTACTCGAATACTAGTCAAAATTTTCAATTGCGTAATATGTACACAGGTTAATAGATCTTCTAAATATATACACTTACTTTTTATACTTATGCGGGCGGTTTCCTCATCTATAATTGTTTGGTTCCACTTTGTCACCCGCGATAAGAAGTTTTGAAAAGTCATTAGATACTTCTGTTCCTCACCATTTGTCATACATAGTTCCCAAGCTTCCTTAAGGATAGACTTTATACCTTCAAGAACAAGAGGGTATAATATTGTGACCAAGCGCAAAGAATATTCATTTTTGGCTTCTGATAAGACCGAAACATTATAATCGTCCATTTACATTATTTTAATATTTTCTAAATCATAGTTAGGACGCATAAAAATAAAATAAATAATTAAAAACATTAGTAATTTCTCATTGCGAAATTCCATACGAATACGATCAAAGAAAACCAAAAAAAAATATCTATTATTAATATTAACAAAATGTGTCTCTATTACATCTAAAAGATCAAGAGCATTATACCCCTTTTCATATAATTGTAATGCCAGAGTATAACATTTTGACAAAGTACACGATTCCTGTACTTTTACAAGCCTTTTGATCAACCTAGTATTATTTTTTTTTATATCATAGTCCCTTAAATGCAAATTGACTTTATGACCATTCACACGCAGCAGCGGAACATAGATATTACAAAAACGCGATTGTATAGGCTTCAATAACTTATTTTTATCTTTTACAACAATAAAAAATCTGGTAGTATGACTAAATTGTTCTATACATCTACGTAACGCAGATTGGGCATCGGTAGTTAGCTTTTCAGCATTCAGTAATACAATACTCTTAAAGAACAATCCACGCTTATTTTGAATATTAGTCTTTGCAAAAAATTTTAATTGATCGCGAATAAAGCGAATACCCTTTCCATGCGCACAATCTACATACATCACATAACGCTTAATTTTTTCATATTCATTGTCATAAATACGATTAATGAAAAAGTATAATAAATGTCGCTTTCCGCTACCTAGTGGCCCATGAAAAATAATATGAGGTATTTTTTTATTTTCGACCATCTTGACTAATTTTTTTTTTAAGAATGCATGTATTTCCATTACACATTAAAAGCTATTGTTTTTAATTAAAAAATTAATAAAAACAATAATTAGGCGTTGCTATGTAAGGAGTGTGTAAATGGATTGCAGCGGTAGGCATCTAAGATACCGGGATCTGTCCGCTGGCAATTAATGCCTTGTGGTAGTGGTGGAAGGTGACTCATGTTGCCGTAGGTTTCGGATCCCACGCCCACCTCGCCGTATTGTCCTGGATTTAGTTGGCGGTTTAGTCTATCTTTATCAACCTTATTTACTTGAATATTTTGCGTCCCTTCAAAGAGCTCCATATTGCCCATTGCTAAGGCATTTCCGCGCGGCGCATTGGCAATATCTGATTTATTCGGATTAATGGTAGCATTGTAGGCAGCATTATATACTGGTGCGTTGGAGGTGCCTTCAGTATTACCGGCATTGCCGGAATATGGGCAACTAGTATCATCCCGCTGCTGTGACACAGGTTGTTGCTCCGATGTTTGATATCCGCCGCCTGCGCGCTGGTTATTGATATTCATTGGGAATGGGTTAACTTCGGTTGTTTCTCTCGTCGTGGTCCGCGTAACATCAGCTGGGTTATATACATACATTTCGGATGGTCCAGCCATATTCCCTGTCGGTCTCATATTGCCGATTACATTTTCTTTTCGCGATGGGCGTAAGATATCTAATAAAGGTGCAACAACAGCGCCTATAACACTTCCGGCGACACCATTAAAACGTCCGCCGCGCTCAGATGTAAAGTTTCTCTCATTAACTGGCAAATCATATCCCTTTTTGCCGTAATCACACGGAGTAGCTGTCTTCTCCTCACATGCACCCCAATGCCCTGCGGCATCAGCGGGTCCAGTATTTTCGGTTCCCAAGATTTTGCGGTGTGCTTGCTGATACTTTCCGCGAATCCGCACACCATCGCCTTCTCTCGCTCCATCTCCAAAATATTCCCGGGTAGTCCCAGGTCGACTAACTGGTTGCAAGATGGTTTTGCTTCGCACTGTAGGAGCCTTTGCGCCTACAGGAGTAGTGAAATATCTCTCAGGACTATTGATATAGTATGTATCCGGCAAATGTTTCTCTACTTTCCCGATGAGACCGCGATTTTGAACTGTGGTGCCCCCACCTAATGTCACCCCTTCATATGTCACTTTTGGATTGGTTTTGATACGCAACTCGTCCACTGTCTTAGAGATCCATTTGTCGCGCGCCTCCATGCCCGCGTTAAAACCACCACTGCCTGCTGTTGTATATCCTTTATTTAAGCCTGGTCCCACATTTTGTGTCTCAAAAGGTTTGACGTTTGACATGTTCCTTGATGGATTGACACGAGATTGAAAAAAATCGCTCGTATTCGGTGTTCCGTGCGCCCACCCCATGTTTTTCTGCGGTTTGAACAAAGGTGCTTGACCCTTTTTACAAATATTTTGTGAACCAGCCCCCTGCATACTATCCAAAATACTTTCATTGCCATCCAAATTTGCCGTTCTCTGTCGTACATGAGATCCAAAAAAAGGCACCATATTATTATGCTTGAGTTCCTTAGCAGTTACCCGCTCGCCCGTTAATGAGTGAAAGACAGCCGCCTTTTTGGTTAATCCTTTATTAATCGCCTTCTCATAAGAATCCTGCTGATAATATTTATCTGTGGCTGCATTAGGATTTTGATAGTAATTAACATTGTCTCCTAATTCACCATAAGTTTGGACCGGATAATTGACCGGTGGAATATATGTATTCGGTAATTCTTGCTCTTTTTTCGCTTCACGCTCTTCAAAATTCTCTCTATTTTTTTGATTTGATATTACATACAATGCTCCTAATGCTACAACTGGGATTGCGATTTCCATTATATATTTAGTAATATATAATAATTACTAAATATTATCTGAATAACGGGCATGGTAGTTTGGTAACATGGTAATCTTTCTCTAAGAGTCGGGTATCTAAGTTGTTTTGGAAATCCATGCACACATTTTCTTGTGGATTTAGAATGAGTGGCCACCAATCGACTTGTTCTAAATCCCTATACATAAAGGCAGGATGTGTGGCTCGTGATTGTTCCGTGAAGGGTTTGCAGTTCGAGTAGTTTACCTTGTTTGATTTGACAACTCCAGCGGCAGGATACTCTTTTTCTATACAATCTTTGGTGAGTGGTCGTGTAATTCCCAATAAATCGCTATCAATGTCGATAGGATGTCCCCCGGGCACGGATCGCAAATTAGCGCCCCATTTTTGCAATCGAATATAGGGTCCCTCCATAAAGCAGGGACTGCATCCGGGACCAGGTGCATCCAACATATACCTTCCTGGTCCTGTAGACTCTTGAAGGATCTTAGCAGTTCTACAAGGGTCATAATTAAATCTAGTAAAAGCCATTATAATAATAATAGATTATATTTTATATTAAAAGTTTTAAATAAAGATCTTACAATGGAAATAACCATAACCGAGAAAAAAGCCGCCACTACTATTTGCTTAAATATGATTGTAAAAAACGAAAGTAAGATCATCGTGCGCCTTTTTGATAGCGTATTATCTATCATTGATTGCTATTGCATCTGCGATACAGGTAGTACCGATAATACCAAAGAAATTATCACAAATTATTTTAATGAAAAGAATATTACTGGTAAGATAATAGATCGCCCCTTCAAAAATTTCGGATATAACAGAACAGAAGCCCTGAAGGCTGCGCGAGGAATGGCAACATATATCTTATTACTCGATGCCGATATGAAACTCATAATCAAACCAGATTTTGATAAAAATAAACTCAGTGTCCCAGTCTATAACATACAACAAGGACACGCTGCCTTCAAATACTATAATACACGTCTTGTAAGCGGTTCTCTCGACGTGAAGTGTGTTGGTCCCACCCACGAATACTATGATTTGCCTAAGGGGACATCGCAAGCGCGCTTAGATAGTTTATTTATTAATGATATAGGTGACGGAGGTTGTAAAGATAACAAGTTCTCGAGAGATATTCGTTTGTTAAAAGAGGGGTTGGTGAGTGAACCTAAGAATGGGCGGTATCATTTCTATTTGGCAAATAGTTATTATAATACTAATCAAATTGATGAGGCTATCCAATCATATAAAAAACGGATTGAAATAAATGATTGGGTTGAAGAGTGTTGGTATTCATATTATCGCTTAGGTCTTTGTTATCAGAGAAAGGGAAAACATGCAGAGGCGCTAGCGGCATGGCTAGATGGATATAATTTTTATCCACTAAGAGCAGAAAATATATATGAAATGGTGAAGCACTATCGACTAGCAGCAAAAAATAAATTAGCATATCACTTCTATAAACTAGGAAAAAGTATCCCATTGCCAAATAGCAATGTTCTCTTTTTACATTGTGATGTCTATGATTATCTTTTTGATTATGAGCTCAGCATTTTTGCATACTATCTTAAACCACGTCCAAACATTCTCTCAAATTTTATGAATATATTCAATACACCCAATAATCAAGATATGAATCATCTTCTTTCAAATTATCAATTCTATTGCAAAAAAATAAGTCCGCAAACACAACATAATCTCGCTTCTAAATTGGGAGATCTATGTCCAGGATTCACAAGTAGCACCCCATCTATTCTTCGACAGGGAGAGAACTATGTTCTTAATGTACGATATGTTGATTATAAATTGCAGAGAAGCGGGGATTATGTATACAAGGATGGATCAAACGTGCATACACGAAATGCTTATGTATTAATGGATAAGAACTTTAACATTAGAGAGAAGAAGCTATTTGATTCTGTATTTGATTATTCATGTCGCATTCGAGGAGTCGAGGATGTTAGAATAGTAAGTCACGGAGAGAAAATACATTATATGGGAACATACCAAATCCCTGAAACCTTTAAATTATGTATATGTTTTGGTGAATATAATAAGGATAAATCACGCTTGTCGTTTAATTGTTTTGAATCACCAAAGAATAATGATTGTGAGAAGAATTGGGCGCTGTTCAGTCATAAAAATGATCTTAAGTTTATTTATCATTGGAATCCATTGACCATTGGACGTATCATAGATGCGTCCACATCCGAGTTCATTGAAGTGGAAGAGCAAGGACCGCCAATCTTTAAATATTTTCGCGGTTCTACCAATGGTTGTTATTACAAGAATGAGTATTGGTTTATCACGCATATCGTTCATCATTCTAAACCGCGACACTACTATCATTGTATGGTAGTGTTGGATGGAGAGACGTTGAAATATAAACGACATTCTAGATTTTTTACTTTTGATAGAGAATGTGTGGAATTCTGCCTTGGATTAATAATTGAAGATGAGCGCATCATCACAACGCATAGTAATTGGGATTCGACATCTAAATTATACGTGTACCATAAAGAAACATTGCTGAAAGACCTCTTTGAATTTTAAGCTGTTGTATATTTATAACTAAAAAATAAATATATAAAATTGATTGTTGAAATAAGTTAATACGGATAATAAATGACCGAATACAAAATACAGAAACCATTCTTAAAATGGGTTGGAGGAAAAACTCAAATTATCAAAGATATTATTTCAAAAATACCATCAGAAATAAATAATTATCATGAACTATTCTTGGGAGGAGGCAGTGTTTTACTAGCCGTTCTATCATTACAGAAACAAAAGAAAATTGTAATTAAAAATAAAGTATATGCTTATGATTTAAATCTTACACTTATTAATACATTTCGACAAATTCAAAATAATTATAAAGTCGTTGTTGTTGAGGTTTTAAAATTAAAGGAAGAATTTAAAAATATAGAAATTAATACATTAAAACAACGCGGAGCTCCAAAAGATATTAATGAATCTAATTATAAAAATACTAGAGAACATTACTATTATTGGATTCGTAGTAAATTTAATAATTGTGTTAAAACTACTTTAGAATCCGCTGTATATTTTATATTTTTAAACAAAACAGGTTTTCGCGGAATGTATCGGGAAGGAAATAACGGGTTTAACATTCCGTACGGATTAAAAGATCGCAAAACTATTCCTGGTATTATAGATGAAAATGAAATTAAAAAAGTTAGTGAACTTATTAAAAATGTTGAATTTATACATTGTGATTTTACTTCTTCAATTAAAAATGTCAAAGATGAGGATTTTGTATATTTAGACCCACCATATGCTCCAGTAAATAAAAAATCTTTTGTAGGTTATGTCGCCGATGGATTTAATTTAGAAATGCACAAACTGCTTTTTAGTGAAATAAAAAAATTAGGAGAAATAAAATTTGTAATGAGTAATGCGAAAGTAGATTTAGTAACTGAAAATTTTCAAGAATACAATTGCGAAGATATTATAGCAAGACGAGCAATTAATTCTAAGAAACCTGGCTCAACAACAACAGAAGTTATTATTTATAATTAATATTGATATCTAAAATATGCTACTTGCTTAATAGCCATCATTTTTAAGTGGTCCGTCCATTCAAATTTATGAATATGAATCATTTTTTGTTTGTCTTTATAAATAAATAAACACATAATTTTTTTCCCAGATGCTGTAGCTTTGTCATATACTTCCCTATATGGATAGTACAATTGGCGAATATTAAAACTTCTAACATCAATCGATTTAATCTCAATAATACAAACGCCATTCTCGGATTCATAACAAGCATCTGTCTCATATTGCGAGCCGTTAATTTCGATTTCAGTATTTTCCAAAGTTGCTTTAAAATGACAATAATGCCTGCCACCAAGCAATGGACCATATATAATTTTCTCTCCTATCAATTTGTCACTCTCCAAAACTTCATCATATCGCAGATTGTCTAACAAGCTTGTTTCACTATTACCTATATCTAGAAGACAACTTTTATGTATTTTTTTTATTTTAATGGTCTCGGTCCCGGGTGTTTTATGCAATGGAACGTAAATATTTTTCTTGGTTAATATATAATGTCCATTTTTTATCGATAGTATACATATTCCATGTTTTTTAAAAATATGAGGGCGTGATTCTGCTGTATCTTGCTTACACAAGTTACGAGGCTCAAATTGGTAGGGCGTCCCGTTCCAAGTGGTTCTCGCAGCTTTTATTTCGGCGCTAGTAATTTTACGTTCCTCACATTTCGGATCAAAATCAATCTGTTTTAATATATGCTCCCATCTCAGATCCATTTGACTTTTTTTTACTTTTATTTCCTTTTTTATTTTTTTGATTGGAACGGAAGGAGGCGATTTGTCTATAATGTTCATCGTGTTAGAGTTATTGTCTCCAATAAAGAATTTTATTTAATTCAATTTTTATAATTAGTTAAAATATAATGCCTACACATAAAGTAGTGATTATAAATTATTAGCAGTTAAATACTATTTATCTCATTCTAAAATCAAGTGCAAACTTGTAAAATATTTGGATGTTCTTTAAAATCGTTCTATATCTACATATGCCCCAATTAAACCAGTGGGGGAGGTCAGGGACGCGTTGAATAGCACTTCTATGGATATCATTTCTGTGTGTGTGCCGACCCCTGTGCCAGAACCAGTGCTTGGGGTGGCGTTGAGCGCGGAGGGTGTATTGGAGGTCGCGGGGCCGAGCAGGGGCGTATGATCCGTCATATTCGCGCCGGCGCCGCCGCCAATGGCTCCCGTATTTACCACACGCATCGTTTGAACCCACAGCCGCCCGCTGAAGGCGATGGCGACGGTCGGCTCGGTTAGTATATTTACTGTTCCACCGGCTGGCAAACGAAAACCTACAGGCATCATTCTAGATGCAGTGTATGGACCGGCAGTATTATACGCAATTGCCGGTCGCCCGGTGGAGGGAAACCTGTATAATCCTCGACCCATAAAATCGGTAAAGGTAAAGTACAACCTTTCAGAATTACCACAATTTCCATCTTGCCAATCCGCGCCGCCTACACTGCTGGCTCTTGCTAAGCCTTGTCCCATAGTAGGTATTATTGTATTACCACTAATTATTTTACCACCACCATAAGTTTGAATTTTTCCAGAAGGATCAGCAGCATTGGTATAAATATTGCCTTTTATATTTATAAAATCTCCTTCCCATTGTCCAACTTGGTAATTAGGTACAAAACTTGCGGACCCACACCCCAGCACTGCGATTCCATCAACAGCTATTACTGGACCGGGTCCAATAGCCGTAAAAGGGGCGGGCGCCGGGAGGAGCTGGGATATGGGTTGAAGATAGATACCCGCCGAGGGATCAGTCAAAAAAGATATACTCGGCGCAGCCGCACTGCCTAATATGCTTCCGCCGAATAATATTTGATTTCCCGAAACTTCAGCGAGTGGCGTTCCAACTAATTGCGTTGGTGTATTAAAAAAAGCCATTTGATTAGGTATTCCAGAAAGATCCGTGCTACCGGCGGGTCCTGTAGGTCCTGTTAATCCGCCAAATGACACATTATCATTAAAAATTCGGAACCAAAATGCAGCCTCACTATTGACTGTCGCCCCAATAGTAAATATTCCAGCTACAAAATCACCACCAGCTTGTCTCACCACCGAATATGCAACATTATAATCAGTATGATACCCCATAAACAAGCTGCCAGAGGTATTATCAGCACCAATTATTGCCCAATATTGAGTATTTGCACTTAAATCAATAGGTGAACTGAATGCGATATCATTATATCTAAGTTGAGGATTTGTTAAACCTGAAAAAGTTATAAAACCGCTTCCTAATGGTGCCCCTAATGCGGGGGTACCCGGTTGACCTGGTGCATTACTACAAATAGCAACTCCCAAAGTTCCGGTATAGGCAGCAGTCGAAGACTGAGTTGTAAATACAACCATATTTGTATAAGTGGCTGTTGTAGGGGCGAAAAATTGCACACAATATATAGTTTGGTCGCCGAGGTTGCTCTGGTTCAATGTAATATCCAAATTCCATGGTTCATAAGGAATTGCGGCAAATGCAGAATCAGCATTTGGTGGTCCAGCGGGTCCAGGTGGACCTGTCGGTCCGCCGGGAGGGCCTGCCGGTCCGACAGGCCCAACGGGTCCAGTAGCAAAACTACTCTCCCAATTATAAATTCGGAACCAACATGAATACTCACTATCGACTGTCGCCCCAATAGTAAATATTCCAGCTATAAAATCACCAGCCCCTTGTCTCACCACCGAATTCGGCGAGTGATAATCAGCATGAAATCCTGTATACAACGTGCCAGAGGTGTTATTAGCACCAGATACTGCCCAATATTGAGTATTTGCACTTAAATCAATAGGTGAACTGAATGAGATATCACTATATCTTTCTTTAGGATTTGTTAAACCTGAAAAAGTTATAAAACCGCTTCCTAATGGTGCCCCTACTGCGGGGGTACCCGGTTGACCTGGTGTATTACTACAAATAGCAACTCCCAAAGTTCCGGTATAGGCAGCAGACGAAGAAGTAGTTGTTAATAAAACCATATTTGTATACGAGGCTGTTGCAGGGGCGAAAAATTGTATACAATATGCTGTTTGATTGACCAAGTTCAACTCGGTGAGTGTGATAGATACATTCCACGGCTCATAAGGAATTGCGCCATTTCCGGAGCCATCGCCGCCACTTCCTCCGGTCCCCCATTCGACTCCGCCAAATCCATCGCCCTTTGCTTGCACAACCTGTCCTGCAGTTCCTTCAATGCCACCAATGATGAGTTTTTCTGACGTTAAATCAAAGGAATACGGATAGGCTACCCCCGACAGAGGTCCAGAATTACAAGTAACGATCGAGGTGCCGCCGGACCGGAGGCGTAGCGGCGCGCCGTCGGGCCACGAAGTAGTGGCGCCAGAATTTATATATGAATACGGCGTGGCGAATCCAAAAAGTAGGGCAAAATCTAACGCCCCGCTGTTAGTTCTTTTTATTCTTACTGCATCACCATTTGCTGGCCGATGAATATCCAACAGATATTCTGGATTCGCCGTACCGATCCCCACATTTCCACTCTGATCCACAACAAGTGCAGAAGATGTATCTATTACATTAATTTTAAAAACTTCATTGGTTGAAATATCAAAAGAACCACCGGGACCTATAAAAGTTCCATCGCAAAAATGTAGCCCACTTATATCAATAATAGTATTGCAAGATAAATCTATTCCTACGCTATTGTGACCACAAAAGCTTATATAGCTAACATCTGTGATCGAATTACAGGATACATCCAAAGGATCGACCCAAGACAAATTGCCAAAACCATCAGTCTTTAATACTTCATTGCCAAGTCCATCGCTGCTTGGCAATTTCCATACTATATTAGCCGGAATTGAATCTGGTGCTTTAAAACCCACATAATTTGTACCACCTCCTGATCTTTCCATAAATTGTAATTCTCCAGTATCTGCATTGCCTACAGGGGCAATTCGGATAGCCCCTTGCGTTTTTGCGCCGCCACCGCCCCGATTATTTGAAGGATCAATAAAGAGAGAAACTCCCGGAATTGGGACATTACCCATCCCTATCTCAGCCCCTGAATAATCAATAATGGCGCCGTTCGGAGATTGCCCGGCAATATGAAATCCACTTATATAATTTGGTTCTTCGTTTTTAAAATCGAAGGACAACATATTTTCTACCCCCCCTGTATATGCATCTCCTTTCGCAACTATATGCCATCCTTTGGTTGTATTACTAAATGAAGGGGCTGTAAATGTTCCTTTTGTCAATAGATTAATAGCACTTTGATATGCAGGATTACCACTCGCATCACCACCTATAGATATATAGGGACCGGTCTCTCCACTCACCCCTCTTCCCTTAAAGTATAAATAGGATGGGATAGACCCATGGGGGAGACTAGTATCTGTGCCTAATAAAATATTACCACTCTGATCTACCACCAACGCATTGGAGGCATCCATGACATTAATCTTAAGTACCTCATTGGTAGAAATATCAAAGGAATTTCCTGGACCAATATACGTTCCATCGCAAAAAGTAATAGAACTTACGTCTATGATAGGATTGCAGGATAAGTCTAAAGGCACCGATCCAGCCTGACCATATGTGACTTCACCAGTAGAGGGCGTATAATACAATACATTATTGCTAACATCATTTCGAATAGGTTTTATAAATAATCGCGATGGACCGATAGCATTATCCAAGGACAAACCTGTTGCATTGATTATAATACTATTGTCACAAATATCATTCGCTCCTGCTCTTGCGCCTAAGGCAATAGAATATTCACCTTGTTCCCTAGTTGTTTGGGATGTGCCTGTGTTATATCCTATAGAAATAGATCCTTCTCGTTGGGACATAATTCCATTACTTTGGTATCCAATAGCGATTGTGTAATCACCAATAAAGGAGGCGCCAGCTTGATGTCCGATTGCAATATTTCCATTTTTGTCCGGTCCGCCTGCAAAAGCTGTATTTCTGCCTATACATATGCGGCTGGATCCTGTTGCCGCCGAATTTCCTGCAATATTCCCAATGCTAATATTCTCCAAGCCTGTTCCTGTATGCGTGTCATTTCCTATAGCTATATTATTTGATCCATCATTACCAGCTCCTTGCCCAATAACAATATTCGGGTCTATGGCAATTCCTGCAGCCACAGTATCAATAATAATATCGTCGCAGAAAGTAACCCGACTTACATCTATAATAGGATTACAGGATAAGTCTAAACCGCCCGATATATCGAAAGGTGGACCTGTAGGTCCGGGTCCTCCTGTAGGTCCTGTAGGTCCTGTAGGTCCTGTAGGTCCTGTACAACAAGGTCCTGTTGGACCCGTTGTTCCTGTTGGACCTGTAGGTCCCGTTAATCCTGTTGGTCCGGGTCCTCCTGTAGGTCCTGTAGGTCCTGTACAACAAGGTCCTGTTGGACCCGTTGTTCCTGTTGGACCCTCTGATCCCGATACCACATAGCCAATATAATATAATAAACCTGGTATTGCTGGTGCAGCAGGTAGACCAGTAATAGGACCACTTATATAGCTTAGAGTCGCCTGCTGCACATTAACCAATATAGTTGTGAAAATGGAAACCAATGAAAAATAACCAACCATTGCTGGGTTACAAACTTCTCTTATAGTTATAATATCACCAACCTTTGTATCTGTTAACCATGTTAACATATCATTCGTATTAAAATCAAATTGATTAATAATTATGGCGTTGCCTGTGACATTAATATAAAATTCCCCAAAAGCAGGCGCTAGTCCTGTGGTTCGGGCCATCCACCGCGAAGAGTTTCCATCGTATCCACACAATCCTGTAGGTCCTGTAGGTCCTGTACAACAAGGTCCTGTTGGACCCGTTAGTCCCGTTGGTCCTGTGGGACCATCGTGTGTCATAATAACACACCAAATTCGCACTTCACCTGTTAGTGTCCCTACGCCTTCATACCATGTACCACCGATAAAGAACTGCGAAGGACCTGCAACGGCGGCAAGACTTCCTGTATAAATAACATAGTTATTTGGATAACCATTGTTCCTTCTCTCTAATAGAAGAGCCGATCCGGCTGGAATAGCATTAATTTCTGCAGATCGATCAATACCCGCAGAATCGTCTATATATAAATCGAAACCAATTGTTGTTGAATTTGTGCAGTCCAGAGAATAGGCGCTCCCTCCGGTGAGTACTAAAGCATATTCACCATCAGCGTTGACGGAAGGTGGAATACTCCCTGCCACACCAACATCATATTCGCCATCAATAAAGATGGCGCAAAAGGGTTTGGCTTGCGGTCCGGTAGGTCCTGTACAACAAGGTCCGGTAGGTCCTGTACAACAAGGTCCGGTTGGTCCGGTAGACCCTGTAGGTCCTGTAATGCCTGTTGGACCAGTATCGCCGTCCACTCCATCGTGACCTGTCGGTCCCGTGGGACCTGGTGCGCCTGTAGGTCCTGTGCAACAAGGTCCGGTCGGTCCTGTTACACCAGTTACACCAGTTGCTCCCGTAATCCCCGGCGCCCCGGTTACTCCTGGTGCGCCTGTAGGTCCTGTGCAACAAGGTCCGGTCGGTCCTGTTAGTCCTGTTGCGCCTGTAGCCCCTGTGCAACAAGGCCCGGTCGGTCCTGTCGGACCCGGTCGACAAGCATAAACATTGATAGTACCGGAAATATCTCCTATGCCCGCAAGATTAGCTATAGAGGCAAATCTTATCCCCACCCCCCCAAGAAAGACGGCAATTCCGGTAGTAGTATATTTAATATAATTATATGGGTATCCATTAGCAGCAGTTTCAATTAAAATTGTGGTCCCAACAGGAAATAGAGCATTTATAGTCCCCTGAGAATTAAATGACAGGTTTCCTGCACTATCTAGTTTGCTAATCTCAACTTTCTGACTTGTTCCTGCTACCCATGTCGCCGCATTTGAAATATAATTAACGCCTTCAAATAGAATATATTCTCCATTACCTACGGGACCAGCAGAACCCTTATTTATATCATATTCTCCATTTACCCAAATCGATGGACAATTAATAAAAGCAGGACCAGTAGGTCCCGCGGGACCTGTGTTTCCTGTA